GACATATACAGGAAGCTCGTAACGCCATTAGCAAACTGGACATGCTTTTTTATTGTACCCAGACTTAGACACAGAAAAAAGAGTTAGGATAAGATACATAAAATGTACCTAGATTTTATATCAAGCAATTTCATGACTAAACTTTCGGTGTCCACACTTCATTGTGGACACCGAAAGTTTAGTCATGGATATACTGTTTAATCATATTGTCAAAATTTGTTCTAAACTCTTGTGCCTCCTCAGAAATTGAACTTAAAAAAGGATTAAGGACTTTACAACCGTTTCGCCCCCAATATTCTAATTGGCTATTAAACCATTTTTTTGCATTTTGGCGCCCCAGTTCACCTCCTGCATTTATTTGTTCCATGGAATACTCTCGGAAACAGAATTGTTTTGTGTACCCATCTGCAATCTTAGACCATAATGGGTCTACATCAGATAGATTATACAAATAAGAGGCCAATAGTCTTTCTGGAGACTTATTTCCCGGTAAAATCAAAATGTTATCTGCATTGTTGATTTTCCTGAGATCATTTTTATTCATTCTAACATCCCCATCTAATATAACAATAGAATATGGATATATAAAAGCAGGCACTCTTTTGGTTACAAGTTCCATTAATGTTGAACATGGTAATGTTACATCCACAAAATCCAACACAAAAGCCTTGCTCTTTAAAATAGCTTTTACAAATAAGATATTTTCCTTGTCTTCCGTATATGCTGTAATTCTATTTTTCTTGCGATTATTTCCTTCTGCAACAACATTTAAATCCAATTGAATGCCTTTGAAGTTCACGCCCTGTTTAATTGCAATCTTATCATCAACCTTCTTAAGGTAAAGGATCTTTGCTTGATTGGCTGTTTCTTCTTTTTTAGTTACTTCTTGAACTAAATCATCCATTGCCTTAAGAAGAGACATTGAATGAGTTGTAAATAAAATTTGCAAATTCAACTTAGATGCATATTTGCGCAAAACCTTTAACAACTCTACTTGGGATGCGGGATACATTGTTGCATCCATCTCATCAATGGCCAAAATACCGCCTTTGTATTGTCGGGGATATTTGTCATGTAATCTTTTAAAAGAAAATAACGCCAAGATAATTTTACCTAAATTATCTTGCCCCATAGAGTTTTGATTCCAATCGTATAGTTCTGTAGATACACCTATAGATTGCTTGTTTTTTGATGTGATTGTTGTTGCGGAAGAAATGGGAGTTTGTGCTATTAGAATTTTATTATGCAATTGCTTAAACTCATTTAGTTCTTCTTGCGTTAATAATGTATCATCTGTAATGATTTTAGCTTCCTCTGCCACTGGAACTAATCGCTTTAGACTTAAAAAGATTGTGGGGAAGGAAATGTATCCATCTCCTTCTTGCCTAGCTCCTTTTTTCCAAAAACGGACATTAGGATCTCCTGTTCGTTTGATACTTTCAACAGTAAAATCATCCATTCCTGCATCAAAGGAAATAGTCCATTCATGACCTTTTGGTTTATCAAAAGTAGGTGATAACCTAAACTTATCTTTGAATGCGGAAATATAACTACCACCACACAAGGGCTTTTCAACTCTCATAGAATCTTCTGTCTTAAGAGTGAAAGTTTGTGTTATAATACCAAGTAATGTTGACTTTTGAGTTCCGTTTTGCCCTGCAATTGCTGTTAACAAAGAGCCTACTTCAAAATCTTCATTTTGAAATCCTCGAAATCTTTCGATATGAATGTGCGTTATTTTCACTTTGTAGAATGGTTAAATAGTTTGTGTTTGGGGATAACTATGCCATCGCAAAATACCATTATCTCTTTACCTTTCCCGGAATTACTCGCACTATAATTCAATTCAAAACATTGCTGTCTATATTTTGAATATAGGCTGGTTATGAATGGTACATTATCATAAGAGACAATCCACTTACAATTTGCAATCTCACTTATAGTGTTAGCTATATTTTGATGATCTGTATCATTATAGTAATTCAGATAAAGTCCTTTACCTTTTACATAGTATGGTGGGTCTAAATAAAATAACGTATTATACGGTAATTCATTTTTTAACCGTTGTACTAAAGAAACAGCATCTTCATTTGTTAAATGGATTCTATCTGCATAATCTGCTATACGTTGAATCCTTTTTATCAAATCTTCTTTGTTGAATCTTGCATCAATCTTATAATTTCCAGTTTGGTCATAACCGCCAATGACTCCTGCTTTCAAGATTCCTGAGCGATTAGTCCTATTCAAGAAGAATGTAGAAAAGCCTAATTCTAACAAGTCAGAATTCTCTTTATTGGATTGAATTTCTTTTTGTTTAAACCAAGTTTCAACATTTAAAGGAGTATCCTTTATCATCTTGCAGAGAGCATCCACGTTATTTAAGGCACTATACCAAAAGGCATAAATAGATATATCCTTATCATTTATATGTATGTCGCTGACATATTCATTAAAGAGCAAAGATAATGCAACGGAACCACCTCCAACATATGGTTCAACATAAGTGCCATCGAGCAATGCGTTTTCTTTGATTAAGCATTGTACGAAATCAGCAACTTTAGCCTTACCGCCAGGGTATCTTAAAGGTGATAGAAATTCCATAATATTATTCTTTATTTTTTATTGATTCCCACAATTGGATAAAAAAACTTTCTATGTTGTCCCATCCAGTAATCAAATTATCTGCTTTAGGGTAGAAAAACTCGTTATGAACATATGCATTCAATGATTCGATTGAAAGAACTGAATTTTTATCATTTATTTCAGACCTTATGCCCTTTGATAAGTCATTACTCATTGTTCCTAATTGGGTCATATGATTTAAGACTTTACCAACTTTCCCTTGCAAACTTTCACCAGAAGAACAAGCTGTAATAGCATTGTTTCTTACTAAATCAAATTTCTCCAAATAGGCATCAACAGATAGTTCTAAAAATACTCTTAAAAGGACTGAAGATGCATTGGGGCATGTCTTGACCTGAACATGTTTTAGCTCCTCGAAAATTTTATTAATTTTCGGGTTACTGATATGTAAATTCAAAGACTTGGGCACTAAAGCTCCTCTGTTTCTTGTTTTCCTGTTTTTATCCCCTTTTATTTCTTGTTTCTCGCTATTTCTTGATGCTTGTTCTTTATTGTTTTCAATATCTTGAACACTCCATTGTTCAGATGCTTCATTAGACAAATCTGGCTTTTGACTCTTGTCAAAATTATCAATATATTGCTTTCTTTTTTCTCTGTTATAGATATCAATGCTGAAACATATATGGGGCATAGAACGAAGCGGTTTTTTCAATGATCGGGAAAAATGGGTGAAAAGCTTTGAGAACCAAAGGGTTTAGGCATAGCCGGGAAAATGGGCTGAATATTTCGAAGCGGTTTTTCTCTTTACATGGGCTTACATCTGCTTTACGTTTGAGGGGCTTTTCTGCGGATCTTCGGGCGATTGCTTTACATTGGGCTTGCAGATGGGGCTAAAACGACCTGGAAGGGCTTTATTTTCGGATGTGTGGCCGTTTTATGACTGGGTTGATGGATTTTGTTATATGATGATGTGAACGGCTGTGTGGCCGTTTTTTGTGCCTATTTTCAAATATGATGCCTTAAAATTCTTCCAAATAGGCATTATTTGGTATATTTGCAGCATAATAGAAACGAGTATGGCAAAAGTGATTCATGTGCATTTGCTGCATAAAATAGATGGAACGAAGCAGAAAGACTGGTATTTCAGCAGTATATCTGCTGTTTATACGGTTCTGACTGCAGATCAGGTGGGAGCAACCAAGAATTACCTGCTTCATGCCGGACTGTCTGGTAATGGCACAATATGCACGAAAAAGGCTATAATTAAGCAATCTACGCTCATTTCGGGCGGTAGTAAGGGCAATGGTTAGAACGACATAATAACGCCGTTAGAAAGGCTTGTAGGCGTTATTTCTTTGAATGCTGATTGGGGAGCTTATGGCTCCCCTTTTTTATGCCCTTACGGGTGGTAATTTTGAGTTTAGGGTTACTATTACGGTTACTGTTTAGGGTTACTACTTTAATGAGTTTAGGGTTACTTTTAGGGTTACTTTTTCGGATTTTGTAGGGTTCGCCCGAAATAGGAAAGAATGTAGCAAAAGTAAATAAGTGCCGTTTTTCGCTGTTTTCAGATAGGAAAAACGACACTTGTTTTATTGATACACATTATATATATAGCGCGAAGCCTTTGATTTACAGTTGTTTTTGCGTCCTGACCTCTGTAAATACCTTGAAAAGTGTGTGCGTGCGTCTTATTGTGCCTGTTGGGTGATATGACGCATGTGCTTCCTCATTAGAAGAATTTGCTGATGCTTCCAATGACCTCAAAGACATTCACGATGCGCGATTTGTCGAATTCCTGCTCATCATAGTCCTCTGTATTGATAGGAATGAAGCGCAGTTTGCCTGGATCCGGAGACCTGCGCAGGATTTTAATGGTACGGATGGTGTCCAGTACCACTGCGTAGATTTCGCCATACTGGATGTCGTTGAGTGTGCATTGACGAAGGGCAATGATGTCGCCATGGTTTATTTTGGGCTCCATAGAGTGCCCGGTAACATTACACCAGAGGCTGGCTTTTTCGAATCCCCTTATTACGATGTTGGTGGCGGGTATGTTTACCTGAGAGTTTAACACCTCATCGAATCCCCCAATAAAGTCAACATCGTAGTATGGTGTGCCGACAGATGGGTTCATAGATGTTGTAGGCAGAGTCGAAGGATTGGCTTCGTCTGCTGTTTGAATGCCGTTCAAATCATCTTTCAACATGCTACCTGCACCAGTAAGTAACCAATCGGCAGATAATTCTGGATAGGCTAATAGAATTTTTTCAATATTCATTGAGCTCATACCTTTGCCAGACACCTTTGCTTTCCCGATAAGTCCAACAGAAAGACCGGCATTGACAGTCATTTGATTGTCATTTATGCCCTTTTTCTCCATGAAGTATTGAAGCCTTTCTATAAAATTCATGCCTTTATATTGATTTCCTTCCATATTTAGTTTGGTGTATTGAAATAATTCTATATATTTGCAGCGTGTTTAAGATGTAAACAGCGCGCCAAATATACAAAAAAGGCGTGTGATTAGCGAATTTTAAGTATAAGATTATGAAAGAGACATTATTGAAAAAGGTAAAACCGGAAACATTGGAAAAACTCCTCAGTGCGTTTGGTGATGTTCTTGATGAAATCAAGGATGCAGTACCTAACAAGGATGAAAGGTTACGAGATGAATTATATACATCTTTACTCGTGATGAACTATGATGCGTTTCGGACACTAAGGTGGCACGAGCAGAAGAAACAAGAGGGCAAAGAGATTACCGGATAACTGGCAGCCCGGAAAAACGGGCAGGGGCGGCAGGCACGGCCGGAAAGTTGGTAAATAGAAAATGAGAAAGCGTAGAAAGCCGTCGGGGTTCGATTCCCCGCGCCCCACGATATAAACCTCTAAAATTTAGATTTATGGCAAAGAATTTCAACCAAGGAAGAAGGGCTGAACGCCAGTTCAAGCAGAAGCTTCGCACGATGATAAGCAGTGCGGCCCATACACAGAACATTGCCGACCAGGCTATGGATTTGGCCGGACAGTTCATGACAGAGGATGCGATCAGTAACTCGGATGCCTACCGGGTGATAGAGAATGTGAGCTGTGCGTGCGAAGAAGCCATGCAGGTGCTGATTGAGGAACTGAAAAAGGGAACATGTCTTTACGAGATACTTCCGGATGATTCGGATGACATCAAGCGGAAAGCGATTGAGGAATTATAAATGAGCAATAACGACTAAAAAGCAAGCGATATGAAAGGATATATTTTAAACGATTACGAACGGTCTATCAGTATAAAGAATCTGAAAAGTATCATAGGTACTCCTATGTACAAGAAACTTGCAGCAGGGACTCTTAGATTTGGGGCTTCAAACAATGGGAAGGGCGAACGTCTTGTCTTAGTGGATAGCATTCCTTTGAAATATATGAGCCAAGAAGCGAGAGCGGCTATCCTCTTCTGTTCGGAGAGAATGGTTCAGCCCGTAATATGCGCGAAGAACAAGAAAGGTCCCCGGGCTTATCGTAAAGAGAGGACAGTGCCTGTGCTATCTGAACCAGCGGAGGTAATTGCCGGAATTCGTCAACTACTATACCAGCTTGAATGCCAAGTGCCTGAAAATAGATTCCCCGCATCTCACATTCCTCATCAGGGTGATACCAGTGAGTATTCCGCTTGCACTCGAAGCCGAGCGGAAGCAGGACATCGATTATTTTCTGCGCAATGTCATTGCAAATGCTGTCGGTTATCTTGCCCTCTGTGCGATGAGGGTCTATTATAATGGAAATTTCAAGTAAGAACATGGTGTTACCGTTAATAAACAGCGGTAAAGATAATAATAATTAAAGGAACTGATGTATGAGAAAGCAGATTTTGACAGATAACGAGACAAAGACCTTCCTGATGAAGACCTTTAAGTGCAGCCGTCAGGCTGTGTGGCAGGCACTGAATTTTGTCCGTGACAGCGACCAGGCCCGCCGGATCCGTACCCTTGCCCTGAAGCGAGGCGGTAAACTAACCGACGGGAACTTCATCCCGAACTGCGAAACCACCTTTGAAGAGTGCGAGAAAACCATGACCTGCACCTTCGGTCCCCGTGTAAAACTGGTAGTCCACCGGAAGACCAACGATGTGGACGTGTACGTGGACGGAAAACGGACCGAAACCTACCAATGTGAGTTTGTATCAGACTTCATGCAGCTGCAGCACGAGACCCAACAGATGGCAGCCGCCTTATAAACAGAAATGAAATGGAGTATTATGGAAAGATATTGTGCATATCCTACAATGACCTGACCTACGACGACCGACCGGTGATGGTGAACGGGAAGGCTGACTACAGCAGAAGCCGCACGCTGAAAGGCGTTCATCCTTCCACTCTTTCCGAAGAAGAACTTGCTCCCATCCTGTCGGTACCCAATTACAAGAAATTAGCGGCCAAGAAAGAAATCAACGTAGTGCGACCCGGCAAGGGGCTTGGAAGCTATGCACTGGTAGAGATAGCGACCATGCCACTGCGGTTTCAGGAAAGGATAAAACTAAAATACGGAGACATGAAAGAGGACGTTATAAGAAATTGGCTCGGCAGCCATTACCACATCGATGCGAAAGCCCGGGAGTTCTACACCCGATTCCGCTTTGACAACGGTGATGTCCTTCCGCCGGAACACATCCAGGAATATACGGTAAACGCTTCGGTGATTGAAGCTGTGATGCGTGCCATGGAGGATGCCACCTTTATGCGGAAAGCGATGAAGGCAGGACCGGTGAACTGGGGAGAACTGGCAGGAGCTATCAGTTACTATCAAGCAGAGTTCGGCCATACCTTGCCTGTGAGTTCTAACCGCTTCAAGAAGCGTGTGAATGACTTCAAGGCCAACGGCTATGAAAGCCTTATCAGCCGCAAGTTCATGAACCAGAACCGCCGGAAAGTGACCTATGACATTGAACGCCTGCTGCTGAGCATCGATGCCCAACCGGAGCAGCCCTTCAACACTACGGTGTGGGAGCAGTACAATATGTTCGTACAAGGTGATTTGGAACTATATGACCCCGAGACCGGCGAGGTGTTGAACCCGGCAGACTTTACCGACAAGGATGGAAATCCGCTGGTATTGAGTCCGGCCACGGTAGCCAACTACCTGAACAATCCTAAGAACAAGGCCCTTCGCGGCAAGCTGCACATGAGCCAGTGGGACTTCAACAATGCTTACCGCCCTTATCATCTGCGCAGCATCGGTGAATATGCCTTGAGTAAGGTTTCGCTTGACGACCGCGACTTGCCGCGCCCAATGAAGGATGGCAACCGTGTGAAAGCCTATTATGCCTACGATGTGGTGAGCGGCGCTGTGGTAGGATATGCCTACAACCGGTACAAGACTACCGAGTTGTTTTTGGACTGCATGCGAAACATGTTCCAGACCCTGGACCGGAACGGCATGTATATCCCCGCCGAGCTGGAAGTGGAACACCACCTGGTAAGTGACTTTGCCGACGGCTTGATGCAAGCTGGTACCGTCTTCCCCTTGATACGCTGGTGTAACCCCGGGAACTCGCGTGAAAAACGTGCCGAGCATAAGAACCGCGAAAAGAAGTATGGTGTGGAGAAACGCACTCAGGTAGGTATCGGACGATGGTATGCCAAGCTGGAAGCCAACCGTCCGAAGGAAGAGAAAGTGTATGACGAAAAGAACAACACCTACAAGGTGAAGACTTACAGCTATGAAGAACTGGTAGCCGATGATATACGCGCCATCCGGACCTTCAACGCGCAGCCTCACCCCAACCAGAAACGCTATCCTGGCATGAGCCGATGGGATGTGCTTTGCGCCCACCAGAACCCGAACCTTGCGCCTTGGGACAAGGCCGTTCTTTACCGGTTCATCGGTCAGCACACCGAAACGACCATCCGGCAGAATACCTACTGCACGGTGATGTACAACCAATACGGACTGCCCAGCCCGGAAATCATCGAAAAGCTGGAGCCGAGAAACTACAAGGTAGATGCCTATTATCTGCCCGATGCCGACGGAACCATCAACGAGGTATATATCTACCAGAACGGACGATATATCGCCACCTGCAAGGCCGTAGCCCGTTACAATGAGAATACAGCTGAGCAGACCGAAGCCGACAAGGCAGCCTATACCGAACAGGCCAAGTATGTAGCCAAGTTCGACAAGATGATGAAGGAAGGCAAAATCAAGCGTGTGGGCATCCTTGCCAAAGAGGAAGCGAAACTGATAACAGAGGTACAGGCGGAAGCCGTTCCCCTTCCTGCACAAGCCGAGGAAGAAGATTACTCAGCCTATATGGACATCAGTGCCTTTGAGCATGATGCAGTAGCCAAGATATAATTAACGACGTTAGAACGAATTTAAAACAGCATTCAAATGGAAATAACAAATGAAGTAAAGCAACGTATTGTGGCAGCGATAGCCGCCGACCGTGAAAATTATCCCAGTGACAACCGTCATGCTACGGCACTGGGCATAGCCCCCAGTGTGTACAATACCATTAAGCGGGGCAATTATGAAAAGCAGGTCAGTGATGCCAACTGGGTAGGCATAGCCCGAAGACTGGGCGTGCAACTGCGTACAGAAATGCCTTGGCTGGCAGCACAGACCCCGACCTATGTGTTTGTGAGCAAGCAGCTGGAAGTGTGCCAGGGCAGCGGACTGAGCGCCATCCTGTGCGATATGCCCAATATCGGCAAGACCTTTACCGCGAAGGCATACGTGAAACAGCACAAGCACGCCGTATATGTGGACTGCAGCCAGGTAAAGACCAAGTTGAAGCTGATACGCTACATTGCCAAGGAATTCGGCGTGACCAGCAACGGACGCTACAGCGACGTGTATGAGGATCTGGTGGCCTACTTGCGCACGATTGATACACCCCTGGTTATCCTGGACGAAGCCGGCGACCTGCAGTATGAAGCCTTCCTGGAGCTGAAGGCACTTTGGAACGCTACGGAACGTTGCTGTGCCTGGTATATGATGGGTGCCGACGGGCTGAAGGAAAAGATTAACCGCGCTATCGAAGGCAAGAAGGTTGGCTATACCGAAATGTTGAGCCGCTACGGTGACTCCTACAGCAAGGTGACCCCGGATGATGCGCAGGAACGCGAAAAGTTTCTGAAGGCACAGGCTGCCATTGTAGCCAAAATCAATGCCCCGGACGGTGCCGACATTGCCAAGATCGTTCACAGCACCGGAGGCGGCTTGCGGCGCGTATATACCGAAATCGAAAAATTAAGGAGGATGCAAGCATGAAACTGAAAAGAGCCTACAGCCCCGGTGAGGTGCTGAACATGAAAATACCCCGGTATGAATTTACCGGGGATTGGCAAGCCTCGATAGGTAACCCTGCCAAAAGCGGCGTGTGGATTATCTGGGGTGCCAGCGGGAACGGAAAGAGCAGCTTTGTGATGCAGCTGGCCAAGTATCTGTGCGGCTTTGGACGCGTGATCTATGACAGCCTTGAGGAAAGCACCGGCCTTTCGTTCCAGATGAGTCTGAAACGACATAAGATGGACGAAGTGCGCAAGCGTTTGGTTATCCTTGACCGCGAGTCGATGGACCAGCTGGAGGAACGCCTGCAGCGCCGTGGCAGTCCCGGCATCGTAATTATCGACAGTTTCCAGTATAGCGGTTTGAACTACAAGACCTACAAGGAGTTTAAGGAGCGCCACCCCAAGAAACTGTTTATCTTCATCAGCCATGCAGAAGGATCCCATCCGGCAGGCAGAAGCGCCCGCAAGGTGGAATATGATGCCGATGTGAAAATCATGGTGAGCTGCTTCAAGGCCTGGTGTAAGAGCCGTTTTATGGAAAAGCCCGGTGAACCCTATGTGATTTGGGAAGAAGGTGCTGCCAAAACCTTGAAAGATGATAAAATGGAGGAATACTTGAATGATGGAATGGGAGAATAAATTGTACCAGATATTGCTGCCTGGTCGTGAAGCCTTGGGCGTGATGGAAGACTGGCTGGAATGTAACATAGAAACAGACATTCGTCTGCGCAGAGCCAAGACGAAAGGGCATTTAGTGATAGAAACGACGGATACCATGTTTGCCAACCGTATTCGAATGTGGCATCCCGGATGTAAAATACATATTAAAGATTTAAAATGATGGAAGAGCAAAAGAAAACCTGCTGCATCTGCGGCAAAGAGTTGGAGGGTTACGGATACAACCCGTTTCCCGTGAAAGAGGAAGGCATCTGCTGCCGTTCGTGTAATTACAGCGTAGTCATTCCGGAGCGATGGAAACGCCACAAGGCTTATCAACGCGGTGAAGAAATCGAAAACAAGCGAGTGTATATCAGTGGAGCCATTGCCCACTATGATATGGCAGAGCGCAAGGAAGCCTTCGGACGTGCCGAAGAATTGTTGAGAACTGAGGGCTATGATCCGGTAAACCCATTCAATAACGGCCTGCCGGAAGAAGCCCACTGGAAAGCCCACATGCGGGCCGATATTGCCCTGCTGCTGGCTTGTGACTATATCTACATGCTGAAGGACTGGGAACTGAGCAAGGGAGCCAAGCTGGAACTTGACGTAGCCAGTTCGTGTGGCATTAAAGTATTGTTTGAATAACCTATAAGTTTTTGAATTATGGCAAAAGAAATTACGGTACTTGTAAAGTTTAGAGGAACAGTTCCTGAAGATGTAAGTATTGCTGACATAGAGGAGCAAATAGATCGCAATCTTGAAGACAGCTTTCGTTTGAATTTCTCAGATTCTAAAGAAGAAGATGATGATTTGAGAGAACCGTGGATAGAACGTGAGGATATGTATATTACAGAAAAAGGATTCCAATTATTAATAAACTAATACAATAAAGATGGTACAGGAAGTGACAAATTTCGCCCGGTTTTATGCTTCGTTCAATAAGCTGCCCTGTACAGGAGACCGGGAAGGGCTAAAGAAGCAAATCGTTCTGCAGTACACGTGGGACCGTACGGAAAACCTCCGTGAAATGACATCCAAGGAATATGAAGCCTGCTGCTGTGCCTTGGAGAAACTAACCGGGCAGGATAAATGGAGACAGAAACTTCGCGAGGAACTGCGGCGGAAACGCAGCGTATGTCTGAAGTTGATGCAACAGTTGGGGATTGACACCACCGATTGGAACCGAGTCAACGAATTTTGCAACAATCCCCGGATAGCCGGCAAGCCCTTTGTTCAGATTAGTACAGCGGAGTTGGAACACCTGGCCATCAAACTGCGGGCTATCCAACGAAAAGGAGGTTTAACCGATAAATAGAACAATATGGATAAAAAAGCACATGAAGCGCTTGAGCGCATAAGAAAAGACGTGACTCTTACGACATCCGATCTGGAGAACCAGGATGCAGCAGAGTTTTTCAACGAGCTGGCCGACTGGGCGTATGCCAACGGTGAAGCCATGCTGATAGACGATGAACCGGAAATGCAGGATGGTGAGGAAGAATAAAAACAAGTAATGAACCCATTAAAAATGATTTGAACATGGAAAAGAACAACCAAAGTGTGGACATCAAGTCCCTGAGTAAAGAACAGCGAGCAGCCCTCATGGCCCAGCTGCAGCAAGAAGAGAAAGAAGACCGCATTGCCCGTCGTGAAACTTACGAGGCATTACGCGGTGAGTTTATGCACGAAGTAAAGACCAACGTCCTTGAAATGGTGAATGCCGTGACCGGGTTCCGCGGATGGCTGGAAAAAGAAGCCGATGCCTTTACCAAGGTGATGAAGGAATACGGCCAGGTGAAAAGCGACGAACAGCGCAGCTACACCATTACGGACGGTGACTTCCGCCTGGAGGTGAAAAGCAACAAGGTGAAAGGCTTCGATGAACGAGCTGATATGGCAGCCGACCGTCTGATTGACTACCTGAAGCGCTACATGCAGAACAGTGAGAAAGGTTCGGATGATCCGATGTATCAGATGGCCATGACCCTGCTGGAGCGCAACAAGATGGGCGACCTGGACTACAAGAGCATTTCGAAGCTCTACGAACTGGAGGACAAGTTTGATGAAGAGTACGCAGACATCATGCGCCTGTTCAAGGAAGCCAATGTGGTGCAGCGCAATGCCACTAACTACTACTTCAGCCGGCGTAACCCTGAAAACGGCGTATGGACCCGCATTGAACCCAGTTTCTGCCGTTTGTAGCCGGAATCCGTTAACCCTGTAAACAGAAAGCGCCGCAGTTGTTATAATTGCGGCGCTTTTGTTCTTAAATTCGATGAAAATCAGCTATTTTTGTATAAGAAATAAAGCGTATGGGCAAAGGACGGGATAAAGAATTGATTAAGTTGCGTGACGAGGCACTGTGCCGCCGTTACTACTATTGGACAGAAATACAGCGGTTGCGGTTCGACGATGCTTTAAAAGTGTTGTCGGAGCGCGAATTCTTCATATCCGAGGAGCGTATCATGACCATCATCCGCCGGAAATCACGTGAGGGAACAGACTACAATCTGAAGCCTGTTCCCAAGGTGAAAGCCCCCCGTCTGACTGCCACCCAACTTGAGTTATTCCCCGTAAGATGACGGCATGGCCGATTCATCGTGCAGTGTGAATGAGAATGTCATTTCATAGACCTTGATGTAATGCGGCATGGCATACGAACGGCTTTTCTCGCGTACCAGCGGCGAAGCGTTGTCCGTGCACTGCAGGCATTGCAGCGACTTGTATAATTTCTCGGCCAGCTGTTGCCTTTCCCTTACTTTGTCATACGTGCCGGATGCGTAGCTTGTATCGTCGTAACAATCGATAGCCAGCCGTACGATCAGCATGGATTCGCTTTTCTGTACCCCATATCCAAGGTCGTTCCAGTCAGAACTTGTATTTCCAATCAATACACAAGGGAAGGTGACCGGGTACTGGTCTTCTTCTGCCCCCATTTCCAATTGGCCGTAGTCCTCATCAATGAGCGAGAGTTCCGGCATTTCCTGTGCAATCTGTTCCATGATTGCGATAAAAACTTCTTCCATATCCTTAGCTGTTTAAAATGTTGATAATTTCCTGATCCACCTTCTCCCGTATGCGGCTGTTCAATTCTTCGCTTTCTCCCATGAACTGGCGCTGCGGGATGCGGATGTGCAGTTTCTTTTTCCTGGTAAGTGCCATGTTCCTCCAGAACTGTGCCTGCGGATTCAGTCCCTTCGGTTTGGTACGTCGTTTAACGCGTTTCTTTTGCCCAGTACCGGTCTCTTTCCTTTTTCCCGATGCCTTGTAGAACTTCGCCCATGCAAAGCGTCTCATGCGGTCTGTTACGGTAACATCGATTTCCCCTCCCCAGTTGTGGACGGGCGCATAGACCACCTCGTTGAATACCCTTACCCGGTAGTCTGCGGGTGTATATCCGACCGATTTGAAAAGATGCTTCCTGCCAGAGAGCAGCGTGCCGTAGTTGCTGGCGGCATCGGTACCCCCCGAAGACAGCCGTTTGGATTTTGGCCAAGGGTGAAGACCGCCATTAACAAAACCACCCTGGCGGAAGTTATCCTGGAAATGGTCTTTGGCCATACGTCCTACCATGACCGGCATTTTGCGCCGCATCATGCTGTCCAGTCTGTCACGTTTCCGCTTTATCAGTTCTGCAAAATCTTTTATGTCCATAATCATTAGTAATTCAAGAATAATTTATAACTTTGCAACCAAGGCTTCCAATATGCCTTTTATGCGTTATGAATATACCGGAACAAGTGAAGAATGAGGCCCGTGCGCTTATTGAGCAATACGGTGACACCTTCGAATACCTTGGTATTTATGAAGGTCAGGAAGCCTATGTATTCAAGTTCCCAGAAGATTCCTGTACCGGTTATCCTTTTGTTTACCTGTATGACGGTAAAGAAGCAACCGAAATAACCGGTCCGTTATCCCTTGACGTTATCGATTCATGTATCGAAAATATCGAGGAAGGAGACATCGAATAATTTATTGTCAATTCTCAGGACTCCTCTGCAGCTGTGGGAAGTTGCAGCTCCTATTTCACATAAATATTTCACATCTTTCCATTCCATCCCGGAACCGGCAGAATTGTCGCTTTGGGGTTCTATGTACCTTAGTTCGCCGTCTGCGAAACGTTGCAGGATTGTAGCATGTCCGCCCCCGCTTTTCCAACCGATACTCAATTCATACACGCCTTCTTCTTTGCATACTTCATTGAAATACTCCATGTATCTTTTAGGCGTCATTTTCAGGTATCCTTTGTGTGCAACCCAATTGTTTATACTTATATGCTGCACCGGAGTACCATCGATGTTTTTCCAGACTTCAAAAGCACGCCCATTACTCAGGTATTCAAGTTTTGACCCTGCAACATTGCCCTTGGCTGTAATATCCCATCCTCTTAACCGTAAAGCGTATGCCGGTGCGCAAGTCTGACAGTTGATGCTGTATGGAGTATCCCGTTTTTTATCGTAATCGCTGTTCTTCCGGTAACGGTTTCCCCTTTTATCACGATATATCCCGTTAGGATCAGGAATATACTCGTCCACGTGTTTGGGATTCGCATTCTGTTTATCCGCCTTATCCACATCCATAGGTTTCCCTTTTTTGATTTGAAGAGCCTTTTCTATTTCGAGGTTGTTCCGGGCAATGGCCATTTTTTCCTCCCTGGTAAGACTCTTCGGCATTTCCGCAATCATTTCATCAATGCGCGCCATAAGTTTATCCACCGCTTTTTTGGCACCCTCGTGGGCTTCCGTCTGATATGGGTGATTGTCGGAAAACAGTTTGCCGTCCGTTCCCGGATTGTTATCCAGTCCGGGGTGTGGCTTGTTCTTGTCGTCTTCGTCCGGAAGTGGTGTCGGTTCCTCATCGGTGGCTGTAAGGTCGCACTTGCAATTCCACCGGTCGCCCGGTCGGTGGATGTTCCAGAACGGATCGTCAATCGGTCGGATGGTATTCCAAAATGGGCGGTGGTCAGCCCCCGGATGAATGGAAGTAGATGGTAGCCATTTGAGATTGGGCAGAATATCGCGTTCGCGCAGGAACTGTTGCCAGTCAGCCGCCTGATGCGCCCGGATGATCGCCGTATCATACTCCGTCCGCAGCCAGTGACGAACCTGATGAGAAGCAATGGGCAAGACTTCCTGTACCCATTTGTCGAACGGTTTTAAAATGCCGTTTGAATCCAATAAAAGTCGTGCCATGTCATTCTGCATACGATGTACCTTGAATGCCGAGAATACGGCGTTGTTCCGGAGTATGGCATTTCTGAAATCCTCGTCCGGAGTAATGGCCTTGGATTTGCTGAACCCTTCCTTTGCCGCCTTGTTCATCTTTGCCCATATTTCATTGAACAGGTTGATTTCGATTTCGGTTACCGGATGAAAGTCCCTGCTGTATATGTTCAGCAAGGCACGCCGCAGCACCTCTTCGGAAAAGTCAAACTCCATGGAGATGCTGCCATTATCAGCCGCATACAGTCTGTCGACTACCAGTCTAAAGCTGCCCCGTCTGCCGGGGCTTTCACGAAAAAACCTTTGAGCCAGTTCCGGAAGTTTCTTTTCTGTTTCGGTGTCGGTTCATCATCCCGTCCCTTATTCGCTGGTTCCGGTTCCTTCTTTGGGGTTGGAACCAGGGCAGCCTGTGCAGCCTCCCTTTGTTCAGCCTTCAACTGCTCGTAGTTGGCCGGTTTGTCGATGCCGAATTCCTCATAGAGATAGTCGTCGTCGATGGGGATGTTGAAGTTCTTCTTCAGCTGCGTAAGGATGGATATTTTGGTGCCTGCATCTGTTTCCTTCGGTTCCGGGAAGCAGAATGTACCCCCTTCAGTATTGATGCCCATGTGCAGCAGAATGTCCGTCATGTCGTAATTTAACACATTGAGCACGTATTTCCGGTCAGCCTCCAGCACCTTGTCCTCCACCTTTTTATGCACCGTACCCAAAGCCTGTGTACCTTTTTCGGACGATTCGGTGGTCAGCGTATTGCCCAGTATCAGTTTGGATATTTCATTGTTGCACCGTTCGCAGAGGCGTTCATAGACATCGGCAGACCCCGTTTTGTTGCCGGCTTCCGTGAGCTTGAGTTCCGTGTCCTTGGCATGAAAGAACTGCGCCAGGCTTCCGGCATTCGCAGCATCCTCCATGGCCCGCTGACGGGACTCGTCGTCGTCGGAATCATAGATATATTCCTGGATAGGCATGCCGAATACCTCGGAGAACTGTGCCCAGTCGCCCGTGGTGTTACGCTTGTAGATGACCCACGGAGCTGCCTTGGCCAACAGCCCCAAATCGGACGGCGAACCCACAAAAAGCAGGTCGGTATATTCATCCCAGGAATGGCCGGTGATGTCTGTCTGATGCCGCAAGATGAGTTCCCTGACCGGATCCACATGCTTACGCGGTACCAGGTCGTAGTCCACCCACTCCTGCAGCTTGTAGAACTGGCAGAGCGAGAAGCCCCAGAATTTCGCATCAAGGATGTCACCCACCAGCCGGTTGAACCAGGGCGACTGTATCTGTTCGTTGATTTTATCGTCAGGCTTCCCGTCCACCCGGAATTCCATGTTGGAGCACAGCACGGCATTCTTTCGCTTTTCGAGCACACAGGAAAGGTGGGTATCCATCAGAATGTCCTCGTAGAGGTCATAGAGTTTGTAACGTCGCGAGAAATCGACATTCTCGGCCGCCCTTACGGCTGCCATGTAGTCGGAAATGTCCAGTCCGAAGCGTTTGGGCTGTGTGAGCACAATCACATTCGGTTTCTTCTGTCCCGGCAGGGCGAAATTCCCCCCTACGGTGATGATGCCGGCTTTGTTGTTTTTTCTGTTTTTCTTTTTCATGATGCTTGCTTTTACCAGTGGTTCGTTCGTTTGCGGTTGCTTTGAATGCGGAAATCCGACCTGCCCGCCCTTTGTTCCTCGGGTAGCAGCGGAGCCCCTTCGATTGAAATGTCCTCGTCGGCCACCGCCTTCATCCATTCCACCGCCCGTTCATAGCGGTCCTTGCGCACCTGGGAGAGTTTCTGCGGGTTATGGATGCAGAAGATGTGATAGACCGCCATGTCGATGACCATCATCAGCACGAGCTGGTTCCGGTTCTCGCCGGTAGCTTCGAAGATTTTGTTGCAGTCGTAACGTTTGCTCAAGTAGCATCGCATTTCGGCAATGGCCCTGTCCTCGCAAACCTCAATAACCGTTTCGTCTTCGCGTACCAGTGCGTCGAGAATGTCGCGATGGATACTCGCATCGTAATCGGTGAGTTCTACAAATTTGCTCATAGTCCTAATATTTTAGAGTTGTCATAATCTTTTCTTGTTCCGTTTTCTTAGATCCTTCCTTGAGCGGAAAACAGGCGGTTCAATGCGCCTGATCAGCTCGTCGATGATGCGGTTCGCCCCTTCGACCGCATCCGGTCCGTCGGCCGGGTAGCGCATGGTCAGGGTGAACAGCTTGAACTGGTCCTCCAGTTCCTTCATGTGCGGGTTGTCCCGTTCAGCCTCGTTGAGGATGAGGTTCCCTTCGCGGTTGAGCGGTTCAAGGTTGGCCTCGATACGTGTAGCCTTGTCCGTCTTCTTCTCCTCGTCGCCCCGGATGAACAGCGCAATCTTCTGTTCGCGGCGCACCTTTGCCACCAGCGGTTTGAACACCTGCTGGAAGAAAGGGTCCTGCAGCTTGTTGTTCTCCATATAGCAATAGACATTGGTCTTGCCCCCGACAAAATCAAGCATACGGACATACCAGTCAATAAACTCCGCATTGAGTGCCTGCGCCAGGAAAGTCTTGATGACATAGAGCCTGGTGCCCAATTTGCCACAAAGCGAAACCGTCTTGAAGGATTTTCCTTTCTTCCCCTTGCTTTCGCCCGGTGCCGGGTCGCCATACACCACGAGAAACTTGAATTTGGAGAGAGGCGGTATCTTGCCGTATGAAATGTTCTCGAAGACCTCGCCCTCGGAAATGGGGTTGTTGAAATATTCCCCCTGTGCAGCCTTGGTTGAAATTTTGGAGAGCGTACGGTCGATGTCTTCCTCCGAGTTCTTTTCCGGCCATGTGGAAAATCCGTTTTTGTCGCGGATGTTCACGATGTCCCAGGAGTCGGCCATTTCGCCCGCCCTCACCACGCAGCAGTCCTTGGCAATGATGTTTCCGCAGAAGATGACCAGTGTAGGTTCGGAAATGGACCGCGTGGGGTACAGCGCATTTTCCCACCAGTCCCAGCGCTTCTGGATGATGTCCGGGTTCTTGGTATCCTCGTCCGTATCAAAGTCATCGACCAGCAGCACGTCTGGACGTATGGCCTCGTTACGCGAACCACGCGGTGACTGCCCGGCACCCAGTGCGCGGAAAGAGACCTTCCCTTTGGTGGTGAATTCATCCTCGGTCCATGAGCCCGGCAGTTCCTGTTTGCCGTAGTATGCCATGATGCGCCCATTGGCTTCGAGGTTGGCCCGGTAGGGATCGAGCAGGCGCACCGCATTGTCCTTGCTGTTGGAGGTCAGAATCACATTCTTTTTGCGTCCGGTCAGCGTGAGATACATGACGATGAACATGGTGACGGTGGATTTGGCCAGCTCACGGCTCCAAGAAAGCACCTCAAACCATTCGTCGTGTGCAATGATCCGCCGGATAGCCTTTTTCTGGAAGCCGGCAAATTCATATTTGGCGTAATTCGGAAAAAAGAACCTGCTCCATTCTATGGGATGTTTCTCCAGATATTCCCGGTGTTTTTCCCGTTCGGCTGCCGTCATGTTCCTATCGACCGGTGTAGCCCTTGCGATGTCGTCTTTATACTTCTCCCAATCGAGGAGAGCGAGTCTGTCAGTCTGTTTCATTGTCTATCCCTTTATAATTTGTCTTTAATGTACGCATCGGCCAGGCGTGTGATTTCCTTAGCCTTTTCGAGGTCGGCTGCCCGCACCCAATCGATGAACCCGGTGAGGACACTGATGATGTCGGCAATGCCCACTTCCTGCTCCATGTTGCGTATGGCCGCCGACAGTTTCCCGAGGATGTCCGCCTCCTTGGATGAGGGGAAGCGCTCCCCTTCGGGCCGTTCGGCGATAGCCTTGTTTATTTCGGCCACCTGCCGGTAGAGGTTAGCCACCTGTTCCTGCCTTGTGAGCGTAAGCCCCACCTTCTGTTCCTCCCACTTCCCGGCCCGTACCCAGTTGGACACGGACACCCGTGACACGCCCACCCGGTCGGCGATTTCCTGCTGTGTGAGGTTTTCCTTGAGGTACAAAGTCTTTGCCCATTCCTTTTTCTGGGCATTCGTCAAATCTGCCATAAATCGTCCTTTTTAGTTGTAAATCACGTTACAAAATTGCATGAAAAAGCGGGGTTTGTAAAAGCGAGTCCGCATGATAACGGGTTACAGCGTTATGATAACGCCAGAAAACGTTATGATGCGGACGCGGTTTCCTGGTGCCATGGGAATGTTCTATTTTCGCATCATCGAAAGGCGGGGAAGACCGCAGGAAAGTGTATGACGATGAGCAGATTTTTCAATATTACAACGAGTGACGACGGCACCAGTACGATATTCCTGTATGGGGACATCGGAGACTATACGGAGGTGCAAAGCGGGCGCATAGCCCAGGAACTGATGGAAGCCGAACGCGTGAGCCGGCGCATCCATGTGCGTATCAACAGCAACGGCGGGGAAGTGTACAGCGGCATTGCGATATTCAACGCCCTGCGCCATAGCCAGGCCGACATCCGCATTTATGTGGATGGCATAGCCGCCAGCATGGCCAGTGTGATAGCCCTTTGCGGCAAGCCCGTAGAAATGAGCAAATATGCCCGTCTGATGCTGCACAGTGTGAGCGGCGGGTGTTACGGCAACAAGCAGGACCTGCAGCGCTGCATGGAAGAGATAGAAAGCCTGGAGGGCAGCTTGAGCGAAATCTATGCCGAGCGACTGGGCATGAGCCAGGAAGAAGTGAAACAGACCTATTTTGACGGCGAGGACCACTGGCTGACTGCCCAGGAAGCCCTGGACCTCGGTTTCATAGACGGCATCTATGATGCAGACCCCGTGCCGGCCGACAGTACGCCGGCACAGATATATACTTTATTCAATAACCGGCTCATTGAGCCACAAAACAACAGAGAAGACATGAATCTGGAAGACGTAAAGAAACGCCCGCGCTTCAAGGACTGCGCGAGTGATGCGGATGTGTTCCGCCTGATGGACCAACTGGAGGAAGAGGCCGGCAAGGTACCTGTCCTTACGAAAGAGAACACCGACCTGAAGGCCAAGGTGAAGACCTACGAGGACAAGGCTGCAGCCGAAGACCTTGCCGCCCGCAAGCAGCTGCTTGACGCAGCCGAGCAAGACGGCCGCATCGATGCGACCACCCGCCCCATCTACGAAAACCTTTTGGCCAATGACCGCGAGAACGGCGAAAAGGCCCTGGCCCAACTGCCGGTGAAGCGCCGTGTGATGGAAGACCTGCACCTGGAACCGAACGGAGATGAGAGTCCCTGGGCCAAGCGCATGCGAGAAATAAAGGACAAACGTAAAAAGTGATTGAACTATGGCAATAATTGTAAGAAACACGAATTACAGCGGCGAGGTACTGGAACAGTTGCTGACGCTTGCCGCTACGAGCAATGAGATTGTGGAAAAGGGGCTGATTATGGTGATTCCCGGTGTGGAAAAGAAAATCAGCCTTCCCCGCCTGAAGACCGGCAAGATGCTTCAGAAGCGCAAGGAGAACCCCGGTGTGGAGGATTCGAAGGGAAACTTCAACTACGACGAGAAGAGCCTTGACCCGGTGGACTTCATGGCCTTTACGGTATTTAACCCCCGCACGTTCGAGAACATCTGGCGCAAGTGGCAGCCGAAGGGCAACCTGGTATTCTCGGAACTTCCGCCCGAAGCGCAGAACGCCCTGCTTGCCGAGCTGGCCAAACAGGTGCAATTTGAACTGGGTGACCACTATGTGAACGGCGAATATGGGGATGATGACGACCACCTGTTTAACGGCATCCTGACCCAGATGGCCAAGGATACTGAGGTGATTGTGGTGGACAGCGCAGAATCGACCATGCTGGGCAGACTGAAAGCCATGCGTGCGAAGATTCCCGTGGCCATCCGCAACAACCCGGACCTCCGCATCCTGATGAGTGTGAACGACTTTGACAAGTATGACGACGAACTGACCCAGCGCGAGGCAAAGAACACGAGCGAAACCGACGTGAATGCCCGCCGCTACAAGGGCATTACCATAGAGACGCTTGCCGCCTGGCCCGATGATCTGATTGTGTGCACCCTCTGTTCGCCCGATGCCGGCGGCAACCTGTTTGCGGCTGTGAACCTGCAGGACGATGAAGACGTGATTCAGATTGACAAGATTTCGAACGCAAGCGAACTGTACTTCTTCAAGATGCTGATGAAGGCTGACACGAACATTGCCTTCGGCGAAGAAGTGGTGGTGCTGGACAAGCGAAGCAACCCCGTGTTCAAGGCGAGCGAGAAGAAGATTTCAGTTGATCCTGCCAGTGTGACCCTTGAGGCAACCGGTGGCAGCGAGGAGGTGACCGTGACCGCGAGTGGAGAATATGAGATTGGCAGTGCCCCTGCCGGCTTCAAGGTGGAAGCGACGGATAACGGTGTGAAGATTTCGGCCGGTGCAAACAGTGGCAGTCAGAAAACCGGTACGCTGACCCTTACGCTCAATGCCGACCGCAGCAAGACGGCCAAGATTACCATTACCCAAAACCAGAAAGGATAAGATGGTATGGCAAAGTTGAAGTATCTGGTAATTCATTGTACGGCAACGCCGGAGGGGCGTGAGGTATCATCGGCGGACATCCGGAAGTGGCACACTTCGCCCGTGAGCCAGGGCGGCCGAGGCTGGAAACAGGTGGGCTACACCGACCTGTTCCACCTGCAGGGCGGAGTGGAACGACTGGTGAACAACAACGAGGATGCGCAGGTGGATCCGTGGGAAGTGACGAACGGCGCGAAGGGATACAACAGCGTGAGCCGCCACATTGTGTATGCCGGCGGTGTGGCCAAGGATGGCAAGACCCCGAAGGACACGCGTACCGGCTGCCAGAAAAAGGCACTGGAGAAGTATGTGAAGGACTTCCACCGCAGATTCCCGGATGTGCGCATTGTGGGACACAACGAGCTGGCGGCCAAAGCCTGCCCCAGCTTTGATGTACAGAAATGGCTGAAAGAAATAGGTATTAACCAATAATAAAAGAAACAATCAATGAAACGAATGATGCTGTTTATGATGCTGATGCTCGGTGTGGTATCGGCTGTGATGGCCCAAGGGACCGATGTTCCGGCAACGGACTATGACGCAATGATTGGCACCTTTGCCGGTTTTGCAGCCGGTGTGGTGGTGCTTACCGAAGGTTTGAAGGGCTTGTTCCCTAATATGAAAGGCTGGGTGACGCAGCTGGTAAGCTGGTGTGTGGGCCTGGTATGCGTGATGCTGCTGTGGTGGCTTGATGCGGGGTTTGTGAGTGATGTGAGCTGGGACATTGCCTTGCTGTATGGCTTTGGTGCCTCGCTTGTGGCCAACGGCGTGGCTGACACGGGACTGGTGCAGTGGGTTATCGGGTTATTCCGCAAGAAACGCGAGGAAGCAGCATAAAAGGTTGACTGACTAAAAAACGGGTGGTATGGACTTTAGTGAGATTATGAACATCATTCTTAGCGGCGGCCTTGTGGGCACTGCAGCAGCCATCGGGTCATTGCGTGCCACGGTGAGGAAAGCGAAAGCGGAAGCGATGAAGGCCGAAGCCGACGCGGAGGGTGTGCGTGTGGACAACGCGGAACATGCCACCCGCGTTTTGGTAAGCAACATTGTGGTACCCTTAAAAGAAGAACTGAATGCAACAAGAAAAGACCTGCAGGCCAACAAGCGCGAAATGGCGCGACTGCGCAAGGCCATTGACACTGCCAACAGTTGCCGTCATCATGATGACTGTCCTGTGCTTGGCGGGCTGCGCAAGCAGCAGGAAGAGCATGACGGCGGAGAAGACACAGACGGAAACGGCAAGCGCCGACAGCGCGAGCGGAAGCCGACGGGCGGGACTGGTGATGGCGGGGGTACCGGCGAGTTCGGTGAAGCTGTCTATACCTGCGGACAGCCTCCGTAAACTTCCTGAAGGCGCGGTGTATCGCGGGAAGAGCGGCCAGGCCAACCTGACGGTAGGCAGCGACGGTAGCGGTAACATTGTGGCCGAAGCCTCGTGTGACAGCCTGCAACAGTTGGTGCTGTGGTATGAAGAAGAGCTGGCGCGCATCCGTAGCGAAACCAAGAGTGAAATTTCAAATGACGTTCAAACGGTAGAAAAACGCCCTCCGAACCGGATGCGGACGTTTATGACAGGTGTATTGGCCGGCATCTTGGCCGGTGTGTTATTAACCATGAAATTGAAAAGAAGATGAACAAGAATTTTATGTACGGCCTGGGAGCCGTGAAATACAATGACTTCGTGATAGGCTATATCGAGAAAGGCTCGTTTGACCTGAACGGGCAGAAGCCCGAAGCCGCAAAGATTGAGGCGGAACAGGCACCGGGTGCCCCCGTGCTGATCATTCCGCAGAGCAACGGCAGCATCGCCCCCACATTCAACGTAATCCAGACGGACTACAAGAACCTGCATGCCCTGCTGGGCGGCACGCTGCACTATGCGAAAGAAGACAACCAGAAGAAGAACCCAATAGGCTGGACCGCCCCACAAGCCGCCCTGCTGATGCAAGGTCCTTTCGAACTGGCACTGGTGAGCGGACGGAGCATCCTGATACCGAACGGCACGCTGCTGAGCAACCTGGGCGGTAAGCTGACGCTGACGGAAACGGCGAAGATAGAATGTACGCTGGAGGTGGCTATGCCGGAGGACGGTTCGCAGCCCTACGGCGTGTTTGACTCGGAAACCCTGCCCGAAGAGTGGGGAGAGCACAAGCTGCCTGCTGCGGGAGCAGCGGCTGCTGCCTCGGTTCAAAGTGAGGAGACCACAAGCAAGGAGGGATAGTGTATGGCTGACCGGCTGGAACAACTGATAGAAATGGAGTGTGCGGATGCGCTGCTGGACAGCGGCGTGTCCGTTCCTCTTAAAAGGTGGAAGCTCCCATGGCTGAAACGCCCGCTGGAGGTGCGTGTGACGATGAAGCGCCCGCGACTGCGCGGGCAGATCCTGCTGGCGAGGGAATACCTGAAGATGGGTGTAGAACCCGGGTGGCAGCCGAAGGACAAGACCGAGGAACTAAGCTTTGTAGCGGAACATGGCAAGGCTGTGAGCCGTCTGCTGGCCTATACGGTGTGCCGTGGCTATGTGTCGCGACATGTGGGTATCGGTGTGACGGCATGGGTGCTTCGGAACTTTGTGGAGTGGAAGTATCTGATGGCGCTGTTCCGAACGTTTGAGCGGCTGATGGGCACGAAGGATTTTATGCGTATTATCAGCTCGGCGGCGCGGGCGAACCCGATGACTCCGAGACTGAGCCAGGCAAGGATGGGGAGTTAAGGACCCGGTATGAGGAGTCCCATAGCCCTTTCGGCTTCGTGTGGCAGATAGCGAGTGCAACGGGCTGGAGTGTGGACTACATTCTGGACGGTGTGAACTACCAGACACTGATACTGATGCTGAGCGACGCGCCGCGGTATGTGCGGCAGAAGAGGGGCAGCGGTAAGTGTGACCGCCACCCGGAGCGCAGTGCCGAGGATGAAGCGAACGATATAGTAGGATTTTTTCAAAGCAAACTGGAATGAGTAAACCTGTAGAAGTTGAATTTTTGATGAAGGACAAACTTACGCCCGGCATGAATAAGGCCGAGCGTGAGGCATTGGAACTGCGTAATACCGTCAGACTGCTGGAGGCTGAACTGGAAAGGCTGCGCCTTGCCGGAGAAACAGCTGCCCCCAATCTGGACCAGAGTGCCAATATCGCGCAGATCCATGCACTGGAGAAGCAGCTTGAGGAACTGCACGCGCAGTTGAAAATGTTGCAAAACGAATCGGAATCCGTGCAGGTCACTCCTGCAGATATACCTAATGCACAGCGCCAGTTCAATGGCTTGCACAACAGTATTCAGCAGATGGCGCGTGAAATGCCTTCCTTGGCCATGGGTCCGCAGATGTTCTTCCTGGCTATCTCCAACAACCTGCCGATTTTTACGGACGAACTGGCCCGTGCCCGTAAGGAATATGATGAGCTGCAGAAGTCAGGCAAGAAAGGCACACCGGTATGGAAACAGGTCCTGTCCTCGCTCTTTTCCTGGCAGACGGCCATGACCACCGGCATCATGCTGCTGGTAATGTACGGTGATGAAATCTGGGATTGGACGAAGAGCCTGTTCGGCGCCAAAAAAGGCGTGGATGAATTCAACATATCGCTGAAGGAAATGACCGAGATAGAGAAGGACGGCCGTGCCCAGATGGTGCGTACACGCTTTGAACTGAAATCGGTCATCGATGAGATAAAGAACTTTACCGGCAGCAAGGAACAGGAAAAGGCCAAGGTGGAAGCACTGAACCGTAAATACGGAGAATCTTTCGGGTATTATAAAACACTTTCTGAATGGTATGATGCCATCATAAAAAAGAGTGAGGATTATGTACAGTCTCTCTATCTCCAAGCGAAAGTACAGAATTTAGTAAAAAAAGCGTCAGAGGTTGATGAGAAAATAGCCGAGGCAGAGGCTAAGGACGAGAGTGAATTTGATACTTGGTGGGGATATGGAGGAAAGGTTGACCGTTTCTTTTCTTCTGATCAATCCTATAAACAGAATAATAACGGACGTTGGAAAAAAAAGGAAGAAATAGAGCGGCTTAAATCAGAATATAACGGGTATATATTAGCAGCGGAGAATTTAACCAAGGAACGCTTGAAACTGGAACAGAAGTCAGGCATCGGCGGGCATATCGACCCCAATCAGTCCGGGAAGAATCCGGAAGCGGAAGCCAAGCAACGGCTTGCCACAGAGCGCAGGCTGGCGCAGGATCTTGCCGTCTTGCAGGCTGAAAACCGGAAGGAAGAGATAGACCGCATGCAAGCCGGTACCGAAAAGAAACTGGCACAAATCGAATATGACTATAACGCGAGAAAAGAAGAAATTAACCGGCAGGAAGCCGACTGGAAGCGTGAGAACAAGGAAGCCGGTCTTTCCACCGGAGATAACGGACTTACCCGGGAGCAACAGGATGCACTTGAAAAAGCCCGTGCCTCAAACACCGAGTCCCGGAAAAAAGCGGAGACGGACGTGTACAGGGAAGAGGCGGAAGCCATGCGTGACTATCTGAAGGAATACGGTACTTTCCAGCAGCAGAAACTGGCCATCGCTGAAGAATATGCCGAGAAAATCCGCAAGGCACAGTCCCAGGGAGAAAGGCTGACTTTGGAGAAGCAGCGTGATGCGGCTGTGCACAAAGTGGACATGGAAGCCCTTACCCAGAAGATAGACTGGGGAGCAGCGTTCGGGGATTTGACCGGTCTGCTTGCAGACCAGATGAAGAACCTGCTTGGCGAACTTAAACAGTATGTCAAGACGGATGAGTTCAAAAAAACGGGAGCCGCAGACCAGCAGGTCGTTTACGATGCCATTGAACGTATTCAAAGCATGCTCCCCGGTGGCAACGGGACATTGGATTTTGCCCGGCTGCAAACGCAGATGCACGCTTTGGGGGATGCCGTAACACGCGTGCAAAATGCGGAACTGCAGCAGGAAGCGGCATTCGCCCGGTTAAAAGCGGCGCAGACCGATTACAACAAGGCTCTTGAAAGCGGTAACCAGGCAGAAATAGAACGTACCAAAATCGCTCTTCAAACGGCCCAATCGTCCAGCGTTTCAGCTGACGAAGAATACCTGAACGCCACCTCTGAAATGAAGGCGCTTGCCGGGGAGGTGAAAAGTGCCTCCCAGGACACA